TGGTCGCTTCATGTTATTAAGAGTAACACGAAAAAAAAATGTATCTTTTTTGATTTTGTTATTATTATTATTAATTTTGATGAAAACAATTAAAATTTAAAAACATGGACAGAACAAACAAAATCACACAAAAGTACTTTTACGGTTTAAAAGATTTACATGATTTATTGAAATGTACCGATCAATTTAATGCAACAAAATTTGAAAATCAACGACAAATTCCACATGGTTTCATTTTTTGCGCGGTTAAACACAAATTGGTTGAAAGATCCGGAACAAAAAGAAATTATAAATACAAATGGAACACGATTGAACCAACTTTGGAAATGGCTGTCGAATTGAGATTTCAAATGAATAAATATCGACTTCAAAAAAAGGCTGAACGCGAACAATCTGAAGGCCAACACAAAATTCAATACCAATCGAATCACGATCAGAATCAGAAACAAAAATCCAATATCGATTCGGTAATTGAAAAAGAACACACAACGCAATCAATTCAGATTAATAATGATTTCGTCACAAAATCCTTTTCGATATTTTGGGGAATGTTTAAATTCGAACGCAGGATTGAAAAATAATTGTTATATTTGTCAAACGGTCACGGGCTGAAACATAAGTGATCAAAGAAATTATTAATAACCTTTGCAATGAAATCGGAATTCAGCCCCCGACGGATTTGCAAAGGTTTTTTTTATTCAATATGAATACATATGAACTCTCTCGGAACTGGTTTGATTTTAGCTTTTCGAATCCCGACAAGATAAAACCTATTCATTCAGCCGTTTATTTCTTCGCGATTGAGCATTGCAATAGGTTAGGATGGAAAGATAAATTTGGATTCCCTTCTCAAATGGTTATGGAGGCAATCGGTGTCAAGAATTGGAGGACTTATTCTAAGGCGTTGAATGATTTAGTCGAATGGGGATTCATTCAGATGATAGAAATCAGTAAAAATCAGTACAGTTCAAATATAATTGCTATTGTAAAAAATACCAAAGCACAGTCAAAAGCATTAGACAAAGCACTGCAAAAGCATGGTACAAAGCAAAGTCAAAGCACTGTTAGTATAGATAAACAATTAAACAATAAACAAGAAACAATAAAACAATATAGTCAGAACGTTTTGCAAACGTTTGACGACTGTCTAAAATTATTTGATGATCATCTTCATCCGAAAACAAGAAAACAGTCTGATAATTGGAAGGACACGATCGACAAATTAAATCGAATCGAAAAGATTCCTTTCGAAAACATTTTGGATATTGTCAGGAAAACGCGTGAAGATCCGTTTTGGTCCAAGAACTTTTTGTCACTTACCAAATTAAGAAAAAAAGATTCAGACGGCGTTCTGTACTGCGTGAAGTTTAATGAACAAATCAAATCAAATGCAAAAAATAAACGAAATAATTCAAGCCAGCAAGCCGTCAGCGACGAACGACTTGCAGAAATTTACGCAAAGGTGTTCGCTGACAAAAAAGAATGATCACTTTGAACTGTCTGCATACAATGACGAATTGACACCGCAAGGATTGATCAAAGCGGTCAAACGTGTGAAGCAATCATTCCCATCATTGCACGATGGTTTTCATGAAATATTTGCAGAACGAATAAAAGAGAAAGGATTCACGGACCGACAATTGATTGATGCGGTGAATCACGTGATTGATAACTGCGAATATCCAACGCCAACAATCGCAAAATTCCTTTCGTTTGATAGCCGGATTAAGTTGCTGAACTATGAACAGTACGTCAAAAAAAATGAAGAAATGCATGGACAGGCCTCACGGTTTTATAAATCTGTTTTCATTGTCGGATATGACAAACCGTTTTGGTCACATGAAAATGACATTCAAAAATTCAACTTAACACTATGGAAAGACAGAAATCAAACGCGATGAAATACGCATTCAGAAACCTGAAAAACAAATACGAACATTTGTTGAAAGGTAATGACTATCACGAATGTTTCACTGATTTGGATGGTTTGTATTTTTACCAGGTATTCACAGAATCTGGATTGATTCAGGTGACTGATGAAGATAAAATTCAGGTTTGGAAAGAAATCACAGGTGACGTGAAATCATGGTGGACCAAATCAGATCGCAATCCACGAAAAGCGGAATTGATTGCACAATCGAAATCAACTATCTTCAGGAATTGGATTCAAAACAAAGCTGATTCGAAAATGAAATTGGTTGATATTTGGAACTTAATATAATTATTATTATAATTGCATAAACTAAAAACGAAAACAAATGAAAACTATACAATTAAACAACAATAACTGTAAAGAATACACTACTGAAGAATTAGAAGCTAAGTTGGATTTATTGATGAATAAAGAAACAACAATACAGGAAGATATTACAAGTTTACATAAACTTTGCGCTAAAGGTAAAAAAATCACTTGGAAAGTTGATGGCGTTATCACTGACGAATATAGAGAACAAGTTAAAAAAGAAGTAGAAGCAAAAAAAGAATTTCAGGCAAAGTGGGGGAAACAATGTTTGACAACTTTTGTTATTTATTCAACTTTAAAAACAAGATTACAGAATGTGCCTAACAACCTTAACAAATCAACTTTTAAACTTCAAAAATCTAAAGGTAATGGCTACGGTAATATGTAGAAACAATTTCAAAAACCTTTCTATACCATTTTGATCTTCAAGGGAGTTATAAGGTTCTCCCATTTTTGAACGTCAACTAAAAACAAGATTATGTTAGCAACAATAACCATATCAATTTCACTATTCATCCAGTCACCAATCGAATTAGACAGGGCTTCGACTTACAATTGTGAAGTAAGCCAATGCGATTCTGATCCGTTGACGACTGCTGATGGTAGTCGAATAGACTTGGATAAACTTGCAAATGGTCAACTTCGGTGGTGCGCTTTGTCTAGGGATTTGATTTATGACGAACACCGTCAAAAGTTACACAAATACGATACAACCGTTTTCAGAGGCTTTTTTCGTTTTGGTGATACAATCATCGTCGAAAGCATTTCAAGTCCGCAAATCAACGGAAAGTGGGTTGTACGGGACTGTATGAATGCAAGATACAAACGGTCGATTGATTTTCTTTTCGATCCGAAGAATAACAAACCTAAACTTGGGACGCCTAAAGATGTTATAATAAAAAATAAACCAAAACAAAGATGAGTAGAGATAATTCAAGTAAAAGAATGTTCGCTAAATGGGACAAAGAAGATGCTTTAATGTGGGAACGTAGATACAATACCTGCTTTGAAACTAGAGATAAATTACATAAACAACTAGATGAATGTGTAAACCTCCTGGATAGAATACTTCTACATGTAGATATAGGTTACACAAATCCATCAATGGAAATGGAAATAAAAGAATTCTTAAAAAAGATACGATGAGTGAAAAACTAACAGAAGAGGAATGGGAAGAATATTCACCTTACTGCCCAATATGTGATAGTTGTGGAGAAGATGGATGTTGTCCTGCTACATCCTGTCAACAACATCCTGATGGACATTATTGTGGTGGATATCTCATTGACTTAAAGTTTGGTTATAAAATGTATCACAAATTCATGGAACTAGTATATGAAGATGAAAAATATAAAGAACAAATAGATGTGATGTGGGATGAAATATATGATAAAATGTATGAAGTAAAGGATTTGGATTCTTGAAAAATCTTTCGTATATTAAAGATATAAAAGTAAAGGTTATGAAAACAGTTTTTGAAAGAATAGAAGAATTAGAATTGACTCTATGGTCTGCAAGAAAACACATTAAAAAATTAGATGAAGATTTTGTTAGTGATTATCTACATGACTCAAAGATGGTATTAGTTGATGGTGAAACTGAAAAATGTTTTAGCGTTTCAGATGTGAAAGGTATGTTGAGAGATGCTATGGTACAGATGTCTGACTGGAAAAATGAAGGACATACCACTCCATCACTTGAACCTTTAATGGATAAATGGATTGAAGGTAAAACAAAATAATATGAGTGTTGATGATATAAAAGACCTAAGATTAGGTGAACAAGTTGAAGTCAAAATGAATGGACTTGGTGGAAAGATACACTTAATAAAAGGAACAGTACAAGGAATTGATTTGTGGGAGAAGAGAGTGAGAGTGGCTAAAGATGAATATACTTGTGATTGGTTTCCACCAAGATTAATAGTAAAAACAAAGTAAGATGCCTAGAGATAATTCAAGTAAAAGAATGTTCGCTAAATGGGACAAAGAAGATGCTTTAATGTGGGAACGTAGATACAATACCTGCTTTGAAACTAGAGATAAATTACATAAACAACTAGATGAATGTGTAAACCTCCTGGATAGAATACTTCTACATTTAGATATAGGTTACACAAATCCATCAATGGAAAGGGAAATAAAAGAATTATTAAAAAAGATACGATGATGATACCAGACAAAGATACAAAACAACTAGCAAAAGAGAACAAACCAAAGTTGGGTATTCCTGACAATGTTAGAATATTGAATAAATAGAAGATGAAAGAAATAGAAAATAAGATTCAAGAAGCGAAAAACGAAAGGCAGAATATTAAAAATGATATTGCTGAAAAAATCACAATGATAAGAGTTAGAGAAGCTGAACTTAGAGCGATTGAATCGTTTATAGACCAATTAAATGATTTAAAAAACAAAATAAACAAATAGAAGATGAGTGATACTCAAAAAACTGAATTTGCGCGCGTTTTTTTCAGTTTGCGCGCGTATTTTTCAGTTCGCGCCTGTTGAAATTACAACGTTGAAATATCCGCAATGTTCGAAAGTTCGTTTTGTGTCTTGTTGATTTCAACCTGACTGATCACGACGGTCGGACCTTGATTCAGTAACGCATCTGTGTCGGTTGTGATTTCGTCACCTCCACCGCCTCCGGTATTGTTTCCGGTATCGTTTCCAATATCACCCGTGTCAATGTTTGGCGGTGTGAATGTTGGCGGTGTGATCGAACCTGCTGAACCTTGGAATTTCTTTGATGCCACCAGTGCCGCTTGTGCGATTCCGATTCCTCCTGCGGTTGCAATAGCCGCAATTCCCAACGGTGATGGAGGCGGTCCGAATTGCGCGATACCTTTGACAATTGCCTGCGCTGTATTGATTCCAATTTCAAGCAATGCGATTGCTTTGTTTCTTTGGAATTGACGTCGGGCAATCTTATCTTCCTCCTGCGCCGCTTTCTTTTTTATTTCATATTCAGCCTTCGCGGATTCAAATTCGATCTTTGCCCGTTGATGCGCTGAAAGTTTTTCGTTGTTAAGTTCGGCGGCTGTGTTGTTCTTTAATATTTCAAGTTCATTATCGGAACGCTCTTGAATGTTTTCGATTCTGCGTTCACCGACGTCGTTCAACGTGTCGTTGATTTGCATGATTGAATCCAGTCCAAATGCAACGCCCTCCTGAACCTTTCCAAGCATTTCCTTCATTTCATCAGGAATGTTGTCAATTCCTTTTTTGTATGCCTGACCGATTGCAAGAACAAATTCATCGAACTTGCCGAGCGTTTCCTCCATCTGAATTTCCATTTCGGACATGAACTCTTCATCATCGACAATGTCATCAAACGAAATAAAGTTTTTGTCTTTTATGTTCTGACTGTATTCGGTCCAACTGTCGGTTGATTCCTGGAAAAATATTTCTTCCGCTTCAAGTTCTTTATCTAATGAATCTTTTTTGTCTTTGACGCGTTGTTTATTTTGCTTTTTGCGTAGTCCTGTGATTTTGTTTTCGATCAACTCAACATTAAATGCGTTTTTTTCTTGTAGTTCATTTGCTTGTTGTTGTAACAAATCCAAATTAATTCCCTGCGCTTTCATTGAGGCTTTAAATTCCTCCATGTCTTGACCTCTCAACTGCCTGATTCGTTCATATCTGTCAATGTATGAATCAATGATTCTTTGTGTGGCATCAAATACCGCCTGCGCCTTGATTAGCTCTTCTTTTAGAATTTTTTCTGTGATTTCTGTTGATGATTCTCCTGCGGCCTCTCTTAATTGTTTTTCTCGGTCTAATTCGGTTATTTTTTTGTCCTGTGCCTGAATAATTGCATCACGTTCCTGCTCAATCTGTTCAACTCGTTTCTTATGCTGTTGATCAATTTCAGCCTGTGCCTGTCTGCGCTGTTTCATCAATTCATCTTCAGCCTCAATTTGTTCGTATGTTTTCCCTGTCCACCATTCAACAAACGCACGAATAGGAAGAAAATATTCCGCAAGTTTACCAAGTGCCTCGGTTGATTTTCCAATCCATTTCGTGAATGATTCCCAGTTCGCAACAAGCAAACCTATCCCGACAACGATCGCACCGATTCCCGTTGAAATCATCGCAAGCCTGAACGCCTTCATTGCTCCTGTTGATGTTCCAACGGCGGCGGTGTATAATGCCGTCGCTCCTGCCGCCGCCTTTGTTGCAATTCCTTGACGAATTTGCGCCGCAACACTTGCGTTTGTGTCAACCGTCACTCCTTTTGTTGCTGCTCCAACAAGTTTCAACATCAACGCGCTTTCCTTCCTTGTGATGTTGTGCAATTGTTCAATGCCCATCATCGCGGATTGAGCCGCTTGCAATTTAACAAATGTTTCCTGCAATTTTTCATTTTCAACACCTACCAAAGCCGCAACGCCTCGAAATGCTGAATAACCTGCCAAAACTCCCTGACCTATTTGCATAGATGCTTGCAAATTAACTGAATCGTTAGCAAGGTTCTTCACTTCATTATCTAAATCATCAAGTCGATCACGTAAAGCCGCCGCTTGTTGCAATGCCTCCTTTCCAACTGGTGAAGTCCTTCCGGCGGCTAGTGCAATACTTTGATAATCTTGCATTGTTTTCCGTAACTGTCGGAAATTCAATTCGCCGCTGTTTACTTGTTTGTTAATTTCATCAAGTTTCTGCCTGAAATTGTCAACGCCATTTGTTTCGTTACCGATTTTTTTGACTGATTCGTCAGTTTTTTTTGCTTGCTGGTCGATTTGTTGCAATTCATTTTCAACAACCTGTGCGCCTTGTTCAAATCCTTTCGGATCTAATTTCAAACTGACCGTGATTTCTCTTTCTGCCATTATAGGTAAGTGTTATCAATTAATAAAAGTTCAAATTCAACCGCAATCGATGCCGTGCCGCCACTTGTGTAGTTTGCAAGAAATCCGATGTCAGTATATTCTGAATATGATTCGTTCGCCTTATGTTCAAATTGATAAACACTGGATGCACCTGTATAAATACTTTGAGCTTTCATAATTCCCGTATATGGCGATGACACATCATTCGCATCCGACCTATTAAAAAAATAAAGGTTTGCAGATTTATTTCCATCAATAGAAAAAATTTGTGATAATATAAACGCCGTATATCCTGCCGGTACGGTGTATGCTCCAATTAACGATTCTCCTGATCCGAAATTTGTCGCAATGGTTGGAATTGTCGCCCATGTAACGCCACCCCCTGAGCTTCTTAAAGTTAATGTTCCCCTTTGGGATGCTTGCGCTTGATTTGCATATCTGCCCGATTCTGTGACATACATTCCAAAAACACGAATAAATTGATTTGATAAGGCAACCGCTGTCGTTCCGCTTAATGTGACTTCCTCTGTTTGCACATTCCAAGACGAATCAAGCCCCTCAATAATAACTTTATGCGCCCCGTTTCCCCCTGGTTGATCTTGATTTTGATCGGATAAAATTTCAAGACTTGCCGCCGCTGTTGGTGTTTGATAATTACCACCATTACAAACAGGAGCAAGACTTGAACCTACTGCCGTATTTTTGCCGAATTGATGAATGATTGAATGCCCGGGAACTTGCCCCTTTGATACCTGAATAAGCCAATCTGTTGTGCCGTAGTAACTCATATCTAAATTAAATAATAGTTGCCCCCATTCATTTGAATCGTGGCGGTGTCGTAATCGTTTAATATTTCCAATGTCGCTTGACCGTTGATTAATGCGCCGTTTTGACCTTCCAAAATCACACGGTTGTTTCCTGCGACTTTTGTGATATGGAAAATCTGTCCTTCTGTGTTTCCGCTGTATGGTATTGTTGGCGGATTCGGATCACCCGGAATGACTTGAAATTGTTGTGGTGTTAATCGAACCGTGACATCGCCTGCTGTTGTATCGACCAAGTACGATTGCTGAAAACCAATTGTGTCAAAATCACCCGTTTCCGCTTGACCTCCTGACGTTGAACCTCCGTTCGGTTCGAATGGAACGCCCGTGTTGTCAAGACCAGGAATGTTGATTTGTTGTCCTTCCAATATTCTAAGCAATTCGACCTTGACAAGGTTTCCACTATTGGCAAGATAGTCCGTGATCAGATTTTTTCGATAAACAACACCATCAATCAAAGCAAGTCGCCGCATAAAATTATCGTATAAATCAGATTCATCCAACTTGAACCACGCTGTCACCAGTTTTGAATCACGTCCGGTCAATTGTCGAATAAATCTATTGTGATAAGCCGTGAAAAGATTGTTTGCCGTGTACGCATCCGCATCGTAAAAGACGTAATTCGGTACACCGAAATTCAAATCAAATGAAGGTGCTGAAATATCGTCCAAATGGTGTGCCTGTGGATAAACTGCTTCGGTTGTTTCCGCATCCGTGTCGGAATTGATCAGAATCCATCCGGTTGTTGTTGCTGTTGTCCCGTTGTTAAAAAAGAAACGCGGCTTCCCTTTGTGCGGTTTGACTACTCCTGTCGCTTCATCCTTTTGGAATATCTGTGGAATGATGATGTCAGTCAATTCAATTTGATTTGGGCATGACTGCGCTGAACCTAGTTGATAGACCTTGTCACCTTTCTTGAATGTTGACGGTACTTCGTAAGTATAATCACCGTAATCCTCGCCCTCTGTGTCAAAATAAAGCTGTTTGTAATAGTCACGATCCTGCGCCCATCTGAATCGGTAATTTTTCCCCTCAATATTCACGCCTGAAACGATTTCAATGTCCGATCCTCTGTCAAGTTTATCCGTCCAATTGTCGGTGTCGTCCGTATCAAAGAAATAATCTTTTTCTGACAACATTATGACCTCGCCATCATTGTTCGGATCTGAAATGTAAAGGTTGAACATCGTGATGATGTCGTTCATAAAGTCACGCGCTTTCATGCTCGGAATATAATTGGCAACAACAACTGTATCACCGTCAACAATATCCGTTTGGACTGCGGATAATTGCATCGTGTTCGAAATCAAATCGAATTGAATCCGAAGTGAACCATCTGTATTTTTGAATCTTGCTTTGCTGATCAAACGATAATCAACTTGCACAATGTCGCCGACTGTCAAATCAAGTTCCTGCGATAAATTAACCGCAACAAGTCCCGAACTGCCTGCCGTTGTATCGTAGATTGAAAATGTTTCCGTGTTGATTACCGCGCCATTAACAAGAACGCGCGCAATCAAATCGATTTCATATTCCTTGTCGGTTGCAAGTGCATCAACCGCCTGATAAATGATTCGAATGTTTGAATTGAAGTCCATCGAATAAGTTCCGGCATTTGCTACAACCATGAACCCCGTTGATTCGTCCATTTGTGACAAATCATCCTGAACCTGAACAATGGCAAGATAGTCCGTATCTGCGTACGTGTACGCCCTTTCCGATTCCATCACGGACCAAAAGTTCAAACCAACGACATCAACATCAGAAACCGGAACATCAAATGTATCTGTCCCCGATCCCGTGAATGAAATCAATCTTTCGTCGGCTTCATCTGATGATATTGTCACCTGATTTCCACCTGAAGAACCCCATGTCAATTTATTAAGCGGATCGGAATCAAAGAACGCGCCTGACAAATTCAGTCCGGCGTATTCAAAGCATTTTTCGATAATCTCTTTCACATAAACATAAGGTCGCAACTGATTTGTTTTGATTCTAAGCGGATTTTGAGAATATCCGAATTGGATGTACGGATACCAATAACCCGAACCGACTGCGGCGGTCCAACTGTTTTCAATGTTGGCAACGCTCAACGTATGATTATACGCTGACCAGCCCAATTCGCTGACCTTAATATCTCCTAACGCCTGAAACAAATCGACAATCTCTGAAAACAGGTTGATGTGAAATTCATTTTGTCTGCCGTTGGTAACGTCTGAACGTGTCACGGCTTTGACCAATTGCGCCGAACCTTTGAAGATAGGCTTTCCGTTTCTCAAAACTCTCGCAGGATACCGCAACGTTGGATCAAAATCGAATCCGATTAAATCACCGTAAACATCGGAAATGTGCAAATTGTATGCAGATTGAAAAAACAAATTATTCTTCCGTGTTCCTGGGATCTTGATTGTCTTTGAAAAATTCCTTTTCCGTTTTTCGGGATTCTTTGCGTCCGCTTGTGAAAACGTCAACGGAATGTCAATCCCTTCGCTGATGTCTATTTCTTTATTATTTACGAACAGCTGAATCATAGAACCGCGCTTTTGTACGTTGGTAATTTAACCATAATTTCCTCAAGGAAGATGATGTCGTTCTCGGTTGTCTTTTCCTCTATAGTTCTGTTTTTGACTGCTCGCCTGATCAATGATGCATCTGTCGGATCTTCTTCCCAAACCGCAGGTGATGCAATGAAATTATAAATGATCCAATTTTGAACGGCTTGCGGTAACCAATCGGTGACACATTTCATTTCGCGTTCAATTGTTTTCGAATAATCAATGTCACGCCCGTTTTGATCGCCAAATTCGAACGAACTCCCATTCCATGAACCGAACGTCCTGATGTAGCCTTTCGATTGAACAGAACCCATTCGACGCGTTAAAAGTCCAATTGAAAGCGAATCGATTGAACCCCATTGCGAAAAGAAATGGAATCGTTTATATGTCGAATAAACAAGTGAACGATCAATGTCAATTCTTTGCGTTTGCATTCCTGCGCCTGCGTTTGCAGATATTTCGTAATATTCAGCCGCTTCGAAATTGGCTGTCGTGATTGATAAAGCTGATGCAACAATGACCGCAGGTGAAACATTGCAAATCAATAATTGAAAGGATGTCGCCGTGAAATTAACTGTGTCAGAAACGATTGAAACGCCGTCCGAATCAAATAACTCAACTTTGAACGCCGTGATTGATGTTTCGTCGTTGATCATTAGCAACCTGATTGATTCGTTTTCCTCTCTGACCTTTGGTGTGTATGGCAAATCATTCAGCCACAAACCAGGCGCGCCATAAATGTAATCAGTTGAATCCCATGCGATGAAATCTTCATCCGTCATTCGTGATTTCCATGCAACAATGTTTGTTCCTGCTGTGCTTGCTTGATCGGTTGCCGGTGTTCCGTATCTTTCAACGATTGTGATTCGGCATTCGCAATAATTTGCCGCGTCTGCAATGAGGTCCGAACCGAGCGCAGGTAATGTGCAATAATTTGAACAATGATTCGATGCGTCATATCTTGCATAAATTCCCGATTCAGGGAAAACGACTTCATTTGAAATCAACGTGTCATTGATGTAAACCTTCACAACAAAATAGAAATTATCCTGTGCCGTTTGATCGCTTGAGAAAGTCCAAACAACTGGATTGTCTGATGGTGTGAATGAATCAGGTGTCTGATGTATAGTGACCGCCATTTTATATTATTTCGTTTAATTTTTCCAAAAGTAATTGTTCGAATTTTTGAAGTCTTTCGTCAGAGAAAGCATTATTCACAAAGTTGGACGGTTTGATACCGTGTCTTTTTGTGCCTCGCGCTAATAAATAGGCAAGTGAATTATAGTCACCATCTTCAGCGATGATTCCCTTTGATGCCATCCAATTCTGCATATCACCTTGCTCCCCATTTTTACCGTAATTAGCACCACCTCCAAACGCTTCAACCATTGACGGTGACGGATTCAATGTTTTAAATGATTGAACAACGCCTTCCTGATTTGGAATCGCTCCCGATGATTGTTCAACACCATCAACACCACTATTCAAATAATCCCAGTAATCATCCGCAAGGAAATAAACGACGAATTGCTCACCCTCAAATTCAATATCGAATCCGATTGATGCCGCCATTCGTCCGGATGCCTTTTGCACATCGGCTTTCATTTCCTGAATCGTTTCTTCAGCAAATTCACGCACCAATTGACCAAGCAAACTATTTTCTGTGGTTCTGACTTGCTCGCGTGCTGTTCCGAATTGTTTAAGATATTCTTCTGTCATCTATTTAAAAGAGTGCTGAACCCGTGATTTGTGCAAAAAAAGAAAGGAAGCCGACTGACCTCCTTTCCAACTAAAAACATGAATAGAATGAACTAATCAATAAACGGTGAGTACAAATATATAACTATTTTTTAGACTTCAACCGTTGTTCGTTAATCTCGTCTTGAATAAAGTCGCATTTGTACATGAAAACAACAATGTTCCAAGATACAACGTCCTCCCATGTTGTGTTGAATCGCTTTGCTACATAGTCGATTGATTTTTCCCAATCCCATTTAGTCTCTTTACCAGTTCCTTTTGACGTTTGCTTGAATAAGGTCTTAACCCTTTCCAACTCTGCAAAAAAAAAGCCTGCAAATCTAGGAATTGTGCAAGGTTGAAATGCTTGACAAGTTCGTCGCCTCGTTTTTTTCTCGGATTCTTTATCTTGTTGGCTTTGTCGATTTCATTGTACACCATTCCTTTTTCAATGTACATCAAGCCGATCATGTCAACCGCCCCCGTTTTCGGATCGATTGATTTCATGTCACGATGGAATGAAACAGGTTGATCGGTGAAGTCCGTATTCAAAACGTATGTCACGTTGTTAGACTTGATTTCTGCCCTTGGTTTACCTTCTTTGTACTTTGATGCCGATTCAAGAATATTCGCCAACACAACGCGATTCGAATGGTCCGTGTATCTGTCAAAATGATCAAGTTCGGTTTCAAAAAAAATCGCATTCAGGTCAGACACCTGGACCGGTTCTAATTTCGAAAGGAAATCAGGTTCGATTTTGTCGCCTGCTAATTCATTTAATTCCATGAAGAATGTCAACTTGCTGACGGGCATATCATGAACCGTGTCAGGTATCTTAATTTTTTCAATCATTTGTTTAGTTTATAAATTTTATCCGCAATTTCATTCTGAATCCGACAATCATTTGATTCGGTGTCGAATATTGTTTCGCGGTTGTTTATGTGTTTAATCCATCCGGCTTTGTGCTGAATGACGCCAATTGTTTTCTGTTGCTTTGCGGCTTCCAAGCTGAACAGAAGATCAGACATTCGAAGCCGTGAATCACTTGCCAATCCTTTCGGATGGAAATATCTTGTATCGAATGCGGTCACACCTGTTCCGGCAACGTCAATAACAATGCTTTCCTGAACCGTTCCAAGACAATGAAACCCTTTGTGCGCTTTGTAATAATTCAACCCTTTACCAAGCAACAAACGCCCGTGCAAGGTTATAATGCAATCAAATTCCTTAATCGCTTTGATCATCGTTTCAACGTAGTCAGGCGGATAAATCAAATCATCGTCAAGCAAGAACATGAAACACGGCTGATCAATGTGATCAAGCGCTTTGAATTTAGCATTGTCAGCCCTGTCAACCTCATGCGCTGAATTGTCAACCACGATCAGTTCGTCAAGTTGGTATTTGATCGAATCAATCGCCGCCTGTCTTGTGTTGGCGCGCTTGTCGTATGTCGCCATGCATCCGATTGCTTTCATCAATGATAATCCTCCTTATTTAGTATTTTGTCCAACACGATCAAATCCTCATACGTCAATGGAAGATTGTCACCGCCTTTGATTTTGATGTTCACGTCAATCAATTCCCATCCGTTTTTCATATAGATAAATTCAACCCGAATCATTCCTTTTTCGTGAATCTTTTTGATTGTGTCCTTTTTCTCCAGTGTTGATTCTTGGAAGTCCTTTAGACCTTGAATGTCTATTTCAATTAGTTTCATGTTTTCCGTTTTTAGTTATAGAAATCAGTCCACGGTTTTTCAAGAATTGTGTCCTTGTTTCCCCGTTCTTCGATTTCAAAAATCTGATAACCGTTTAGACGTGCAATCCGTTTGATTCTGTTTACGTCCTTAGTCAAAGATAATGAATTTGATTCGAATTGAATCTTCCTGATGTCGGGAATGTTTTCAAGACTAAACATAAACTCCAATATTTTACAGTCATGACCTTCCGTGTCGATCTTCAGAAAGTCAAGCGATTCAATACAATCAAAGATTTTGTCAATTGTCACGAAATCGACTTCATGCGTTTTGACAAGTCCTGGAACATGGCTGAACATTTTTTCAACTGTTGGATGTGGATTATTAATCGAATTGCATCCTTTCAACCATTCAGGTAACTGTTGCGCATCGATCACATTCGGATCGCAATAATACACCAAACCAGTTCCGTTCGTGTCTGAAATCGCCGCGTTTATCTTTGTCAATCCTTTTCGGTTTGGTAGTCGGTCCAAGTAAACTAAAACAGGTTCGATGCATATTCCGACCAATTCAGAATGTGCCAATGTTCGGAAATCGCTTGTCCCGATTTCGATGAAGTCAAGGTTTTTCATTTCGTAATTAACGGATTTTGTTTTCTGTGTTCTCTGTGCATGACTGATTCGTGATCGCCATGATATGCAAGCGTTTCAATCGGTTTCATCATCGGACACCCTAACGCCGTCAGTTTCTTTGTAATTTGATAACCGACACCGCTTGAAATGTCGCCACGATTAAACCACGATTTTGAAACAGGTTCGACTTCAAACGCTTCCAACGTGTGACGGTTCGTGATGAAACACCCGTCAACGTAACAACATTCCTGAAACGTTTTCCCGTTGATCATGATTTCAGGCTGTCCCGTTAAACGTTCACCCCATCTGAACCGTTCGCCCTCATTCATCAAATTGAAAGCGAACAACGAATCCCATCCCTGCGCCTCAATCATGTCGATTGTTTCAAGGTCCAATCCTGTAATATCGTCAGGAAGGAAAACGAAATGTTCGTGACGTGTTCCAAGTGCGATTTGTTGAGCGATCAGCCACTTTTTCCAAAATCCGCACTTACCTTCGTGATTTGTTCGGATGTATTGTATTTGTGTTCCTGGATTGAATCTAAATCCATCCATCCAATCAAAACCGTCGGACCATTGCGAACCATCATCGATTATCAAAACCTCACGCCCGGCAAGTTCTTCAATCAATGACATCAGCATCGTTTCTCGGTTGTATGTTGTTATGACGAATAACATCCTAAATCGTTAAAAGTACATAAATCGAATATCCAATCGCAACCGCGGCAATCGCAAACGAAATGACCGCGGCGCATCCTTGTGCTTTTGTCGGTTCTTTTTTGTCGTTGCCTTGTGGCACTTCCGCATTCACTTTTTTCATTATTAAATAATTTTAATTTGATCAAATATAATAATAATTACAATGCTATCGGTATTTACCGTCATATTTTCCCTCCGTACCAACAGCATACTGCATCGCGTTCATGGCATGATCGTTCTTTTTCTGTGGTTTACCGGTTGCGTTTCCTTTACTGTCCATGTCCCAAATATAGCCGTATAATTCCTGAATGATGTCGTTTGAATCTTTGGTGACGTAGAACTTTTCCTTGTTCATTAATTGCACACCGTAATTCACTAAATCCCTTTTTGAATCACACGGATGAATGTTAACACCCATTTTTCGGATCTCATCAATTGATTTCGGTTCGGCTGAATCTGCATAATGAATTTCATGTTCAAAACCTGATTCGATAATGATTTCAGCAAGGTCCTGATTAGACAATTTTGATTCGTAGATGATTTGATCAAATATGTATCGACCATTCCAACGATAAACCATAACCCACGCCGCAGGATTAACAAAACCGAAATCGACACCGCCACAAATTAAACGAGCTTCTGATGGTATTTCGTAGATGATTTCCCAGTCCTCGTATACTGCGCCTTCAATCACACCGATTTCACCGCGACCGTAAACGCGCCATTTGTTCGCCCAGTATTTGTTCAGTTCAGGATGTTCCGCATCGGGATTGTCGGAATCAAATTCGACACCGTATCCCTTTTTGTGATATAGTAATATTTCGGAACGTTCTTCAGGTGACAGATATTCGTTATCCAGGAAAGTAAGTTTTTCGAAATCGCAATCATCACGGTTTTGAATTTCATCATGAAACCAAAACTTCGCATTCGGATTAAAATCGATGAAGATATTTTTCGCTCTAGATGTTGCCTCCCGATAAGATTCAAAATTGATTTTGTTTGCCTCGTTGACAAATACAATGTCGGACCGCAAACCCTTCCCGATGTCGTCTTTGTCCATGCCGATAAAACGAATGAATGAACCCGTGGGAAATGTGACTTTTGCTTGACCGTGATCTTTTCCCATGATTGTAGCCTGCAAACCGAATGACTGAATGATCTTAATTGTGTCTTTTAGGACGGTGTCACGCATTTTTGATAGTTCTGCGCTTATCACATAACATTCCTTATTTTTTTCACGAGCAAGATGGTTGATGATCAGAATCATGATTGCGATCGTCTTTCCTGCGCCCTGACCACCCTGAACGCCTTTTATACGTTTGCGCATCGATGCAATCTTTCGAAGTGCTGTGGTTTGTTTCATGCTGTTAAATTTATAAAAATCCCATCACCCCTTGCATACTAGATAGAGATTGTTCAATCAATCAAAGCACGTATGTTAATAGTTCTTCTATCTACTTCTCCGAATCTTTTATGGTACGTTATAACTTTGCTATCTCTGCCGCTCAACCAACCTCCACGACTTGCGTAGGCATCTCTAGCCGCTAACGTTCTATGTTGTTCGATTATCATTAGATTAGTTTCTTTTACTTGCATATTATGTAAATGTCCCGTATGAGCGTAGACATTTTTTGAACTTCCAAATTGCTCTTTGAACTTTGCGGTAAATACGGTGTCAATATTGTTTAAATTTCTTTTGTGTCCGTGGTGATAAAATAACAAAGTCTCGCCCCACTCAATACAATAATACGGATCGGAACTAGTGTCTATCATAACCCTTGGTTCGTTCTCGTAGAACGCTGCAAACATCTCACGTAACCAAATAGAACTAGATTCGTCATGGTTACCCTCTGCCATTATTACTATAACGTTTTCGTACTTGTCTAAAAGCATATGAATAACCTGGCGAATAACTCTAATAGCAACCCTTACTAATTTGTTGAATCGGGTATCAGCGTCTAAAACGTGTTTGCTTTGTGGTGTTACGGCTAATATACCATCCCAATGTAGAAAGTCTCCAAGTTGAGCGAAAATTGCAGTACTAGCGAACGGGCTGTTTGTTATCGCATAACGGAAGTAATTTAATAGAACTTCCTCGGCTATTTTCATGTCCCAATCCGCTCCCGTCTCTTCTCCCCATGCCATCATACCTAAATGAAAGTCCGTTAACGTGTATTGGTTGATCAACTCGCTCTCTACGATTGGCATTTTATACTCACGAGGCTTAACGGGTTTAATGTCTTCTAATAAAGCGTCTAACGCTTCTCTAGCCGCCTTTAGTCTTGTTTCTTTGTCGACTTCGGTCTTAGTCCATTCCATGACTAAGTTGCCGTCAGCGTCTTTTAAAGTTGATTTGCCTTTTATAATTAAATGCTCTCCCCTTATTCGCCTTAATTCTGCCTGTTGCTTAAGGGTTATCAAATACTTCGGGTTGCCCTTTTTAGGTTTCTTCTTAATCTCAAAGCCCAACGCTTTAGCTTCTTCGTTGTTTAATCTGACTGCTGCTCTATTCATAGTTTTGAATTTGCACCTATTCATCGTCACCAAGCGGATCGATGTTCAGTATTTTCACGCTCGCATTCTGATTCACATTTTGATTGTCATATAATGAATTTAGCCGTGCGGTCAGGTTCGAATTATAGAATCCCGTCATGCCGCCTTCGATCTGTTCATTTCTGATTTCCTCCCGTATACGCGCGATGATAGGTGAAAATTCGTTGTATTGTTCGTCACGGTTTATCCAATACGCTTGGATGCTCCCAATCTTTTCAGCGCAATAACATTTGAAACCTTCAATGGAAAGCGGTCTTTCGATCGGTGTGTTCACTTTCAATCCTTCCTTTCCGACATACTCAACCTTGATGCGCGGATTATCTTTGACGTTCTTGCGATACGCTTGAAATAGTTCCCACATTTTTTCAGGTGTTTTGATGTATTTATGTTTCGCCATCCTTTTCAAATTTTCGATTTCTTCTTTTCACTTTCTGTCCTGCTGACCATTTTTTGAACCTGAACGCAATTCGGATCATCCAATACAACGGATTGAATCGCGTTTTGAATGTATGGTCCACGACTGCGGAAATGATCAGGGAACGAATCTCACGGTGTTTGAATGATTGTTGCACCGCTTTTTTAACGATGAAGGGATTTGCGAAAATGTATGCGTTCGAATCTCCTTCAGGTGTCACGACAAAATTAATGATTCGTCTGTTCCCTGCATCGTCGATTGATACTCCAGGCATCCCGTCATAAAAACCGCCTGCGTTCTGCAATGACTTTTTGACTTTCCGTTCATGCAATGGAATCGGATTTCCGTTTGCTTTCGGTTTGTTCATTCGTTTCGCCCGTCTTTTGATTGATGCCCTATTCTTTCTCATCCTGAACCGGATTTAATAAAAAATCAATCATTTGTTGTTTCTTCGGCGGTTTCCCGTTGTTGATTGTGCGCTTGATTGATGTCGGCGCAATCGCATCGAACTTCGCTTTGATTTCCTTGTATGAAAGTTCTTCGCTTTTCTCCGCTTTTGGTTCAGCTTTCTTTTTCGGTTTCAATGGCTTTGCAATCCTGTCCGTTTTGACTGCGGATTTATACGGTCTTTTGTCGTATCGGTTGAACCAATTGCGAACCATTCTTTGAATCGTCTTGATGCAATCGCCACAAGTTCGGTCAAGTTTTGGTGCTGTTCTTCCGAACGCATCTTCAATCTCTACGTAAGCCTGATAAGCAAGTTCCAAGTCTGCGCCTGACAACGTTCCCGATTCGATTGAATCACGTCGTTTAAGCAATTCCGATTGAATTGTCAACGGAATCAGGTCATCACCTGAATAGTGTTTCTTTTTTTGTGTGTGTTGGTATCCCATTTTATACAGATTTATGTCCGAACAAAACATCAAACAAACGGCTGATGATTGTGTTCGAAATTATGAGCAATATACAATTTAATAAATCACCAGTCAATAAATAGGTGATAATTGATGCAAGAACGCCCATCCAAAAGGACGTGCAAAAGTAACAGAAAAAAACCCGATGCCATGTTTTTAAGGCTTCGACTTTCGATGTCCATCTTTTGTATCCGAGTAATTGTTTGATGCGCATATCAATTGCGAAAACATCAAACCAAATCATCACGATCAAGGATGTCACAAGTTGTGCGATAATTAGTGTCTTCATAGAATTTGTTCATTGCCTCTTTTCGATGTCTCCAAAATGCGGCGCGTTCAATTTCGATTGCCTCGCACGCTGAATTGATGTCCTTCGAATATAGAGTGATTAAAATAATGTTTTTGTAAAAAAGTAGATCTTCATTTTCTGACGGTGAATTGATCCATTTTAGTAATGCGATTTCCCTGCGGATTCGTTCGTCTTGTTCTATTTCAATAACCTGGTGACGGTTTGTGTCGTATGGAACACGGCGTTCGAAATCCTGTTTGATCGCAATCGCTTCATGTCGCATCATTGTCAGAAAATAGGCGACCGCGTTATTTGGTCGCCATGATTCGTCTTTCAGTTCTTTTTCCTTCAGCTTTAGCCACGTTTGATTGAAAAGTTCATCGGGATCAATAGGAAAAAAATTCCGTGATGCCTCCCGACATTGTTTTGATTCAATAACTATCCTTGTGGCTTTCTGCATTGTTCAAATATAGTAATAATTATTTGATTTGAATTGAACAGATCAGAACCTTGTCACCGTTGCCGATGAAATGATAATCCCCGTTTGAATGTCCGATGTATTGCAATGTATGCCATTGTTCAAACGATCTTGGACATTGCCGAACGTGTCGCCCACAAAGATAGCCGTCAACATTCCATCGTTGATTTTTTCCGATTTCAGGTGCATTGATTATGTGTTGATTCATCTTGTCCCGTCTTTTGATTTCGAATTTGTTTTTCATAGCTATATAATATCTGATGCTGTGATATACATATCACAAAGTAATTTTCGTATTATCTTTTTGATTTTGTCTTTATTTTCTTGCGTATCTTCTAAGCAAAGAAGTTCTAAATCTGTTGATACATATTCGGATATTTTTCTATCAATGTTATATAGGTTGAATAATGCTAATACTTCATGAATTGATTCAATGGTGATTTCAATTGTTATTGGCTTAAATTCTTTATCCTTCTTTTCTATTTTCATGTTTTTAGTTTTTAGTTATTACAAAACGCCATTCAGTCAATCGTCCGTCCATTTCAAGGCATGAACTTCGGATGATTTCGAATCCTTCAGGTGATTCAATTTCAGGTGCATCAATCAAGTCGGTTGTCCCATTGCAAACCCGAACCACGAACGCATCACCTTCCTTTTGTATCTTCCAGTTTCGAACCCGTTGTCCGTCGATTTCCTTCAGGCGTGAAATAAAATGACGCATGATCAGAACCTTGCTGTGAATGGTTCTGAACATCGGACAAACATCAAGATAGTTCATGGCTTTTTTGTTCATGGTTATGGCGCAAGAATGGGGACCGCATCCCTCATAACCTACATCGATACCAATTGAACGCCATGACGCTTTCTTTTCGAATCTGTCTTTGTTGTCTCTTAGAACATTAATCACGACCTTTCGCGCATCAGGAATCAACCCCTTTTTTGTTCGCGCCTTGATTTGTTCTTCTTTGATTCCCGTCACTATTTCCACCGCTTCGAATAGTTCTTTTGTGAATTGTTTTCTGTTCATGTTTTTAGTTTTAAAACGGAAGATCATCTTCAACGTCTTTCGTGTTCGTTTCTGTTTTCGGTTGCTTCCGGGCTTGCTTTCGACCTCCCATCATTTGAAGTTCTTGACAAATGATTTCTGTCATGTACTTCGTTTCGCCGTCCTTCTCCCATTTCTTGTAGTCGATTTTACCCGTCACACAAAGAAGATCGCCTTTTTTGACGTACTTTTCGACGACATCAACCGTTCGACCGTGAACAATAACATTGTGCCATTGCGTTTTTTCTTTGATTTCTCCCGTCTGTTTGTCGGTCCATTTCTTTGATGTGGCGAGCGCAAATTTACCAATGCGCCCACCGTTATCGAATGAAACAAATTCAGGATCTTTCCCGACGTTTCCAATTAAGATTGCTGTGTTTTTCATATTTTTTCAATTAACTGTTTGATGTATCCGCGACAAACGCGAACACGAAATTCAACTTGTTTAATAAATTCAGGATCATATTCGAATTGATATTGTTTAATTCGCAGGTTTGACGGTAATCCCTCATAATTTGCAGGCTCATCCCATTCCAATTCTTCAGGTGTGTTCTGCAAGGTATAAACCAAACGCGCTTTTCGTTTGCCTGTCAAATGCATATACCCTTGCAATTGCATCCAATAAGCGAGATCAACATCATCTTCGAATAACGGAAACGTGAAACAGTCCCATGATGCTTTCATGTCGATCACCTCATCAGACAAAATCAAATCAGGTGTTCCCGTCATGAAATCGTTTTCAAATGATTCAATGTTTTGAAGAACGAATCCAAGTCCACGCTGTTCGGCATAGTATTCAAGCGCAATGGCTTCGACTTCCAAACCTTTAGACAGATACCTGTTTTCGATTCGTTTCTTTGTTCCGTACAATTGCTCTTTCAACCATTGTTTACAATACGATTTTAATGTTTCCGGAATAGTTGGATTTTCTCGCTTGTCGATTAGGTCGTCCATTTCCGTTTTCATGTTGTCAGTCAACGGCTTTGCGCCAGGACTTAAATGACGATCTGTCAACGCTTTCAACTTTTGCGATTGTTTTTCAGTCAATCCGATTGTTCCCGTCATTATCTGCGCAATCGCTGAACATCGGATTTTGAATTGTTTATTTTCCATCGGTCAAAAGTTTTTCGTTTGCAGGTGTCAACGTGTATTGCTTTTTGATTTGTTCAATCGTAACTGTTCCGGCTTCGATTGCTTTCTTTGCTCCGTTCCACTTCGGATGCGTCGGATTCAATTCTAATGATGTTTTAACCACGCGCAACGCATCGTGCATCTCTCCGAACGCTTTCACTTTCTGAACGGTCAATTCAATCTTTTTTCCGATCCATTCTTCAATGTATGGTGTGTTTAATGACTTGTGAATCGTTTTCAGATTTGTCGCGTTCATTACCATCGGCTTTGATTCCTCAAATAATACCGTCACGCATTCTTCCTGACCGCCTCGACCATCATGGACCATTTGTTTTTTCACGTCCTTGATCGTTAGGATTCGATTCTTAAAATTACCGTTTTCGTCAGTCAAATCCCAACTTCCCAAATAGTCAGGATTTCTCAATTTTTTAAAATGTGTTTTCATTCCGTTTCGTTTTTAGTTATTGCTTTGAAGATTTTGTCACGCAATGCAAACGCTTCGTCTTGTGTGTCTGCATAAACGTCCATGTGAATGCCTCCGATTGTGTCGGATTCCATTATCTCAAAATGAAAATATGATGTTCCGTCATATCGTCGGCGTTCGTCAATATTCGATGTTTTAAATTGTTTTTTAATGATTAGTCCGTCCATGTTTTTTAGATTAATTTGTCCAACATTCTCAAAGCTTGTTCAATTGCTTCTTCATTATTCAATTTTGTTTTCGTTTTTTTTCTCACCTTCTGCAATGTCTTTGCCATGTCCGGTGTGATGTTGATGATGTTCTTTGCCATAATAAATTGATTTTTGATTTGTTATTTTGTGTAAATATAATAATAATTATAATAAAGTTGTATTTATTTCTTCAATTACTTTAAATATTTCGTGTGCCACCTGTGGAACTATCGCATTTCCTGCGGCTTTTATTGATTCGTTTCTCCATTTTGGAAAGGTAATTCCGTCCAATCGGGAGGAAAACCCATCATTTCTAGTACAAATCGGGGATTGAGTTGGGAAGTTTTCGAACCCGATTGATAAACCCTTTTCGCTATGCTGTCTTGGTTTCGTTTTCCTGTATTCTTTGCCAGATTGTCGTCTGCTGTTGGTGTTGGAAGCATCATTTGATTTAATTTGTTTATTGTTGGCTGATATTCTGACATTATTTCCTGCGCTAATGTTCCGCTGTTTCCTGATGTCGGATTTTTTTTTCCGCTTGTTACTTGACCATCCATCATTGTTGGTGTTTTTAGCAACAAACCATATCCGATCCCTTCTGTGGGGAGCGTTGACGGCACAAGCTGGAACCAAAAACGCCCATACTTCGTACCCTTCAGCCTCCAAGTCAGTTTGCACTTCGTCGAATACCAATCCCCCCGACCAATTAACAAGTCCGCGAACGTTTTCCCCGACAACCCATTTCGGCTTAATCTCTCGTACTGCTCTAAGCATTTCAGGCCAGAGATGTCGGTCATCCTCTTTGCCCTTTCTTTTGCCTGCTGTGCTGTACGGTTGGCAGGGGAATCCTCCTGAAATAATGTCAACTGATCCTCTGTACTTTCTAAAATCTGTTTTTTTAATGTCATAATGTGGTGTTGATTTAGGCCAATAATATTGAATAACTTTTTGACAAAATTCGTCAATTTCACAATGGGCGGTTTGATTCCATCCCATCCAATCGGCCGCAAGTCCGAAACCGTTAATCCCTGCGAATAATGGTAAATGATTCATGTTTTTTGTTTCGGTAAAAATAATAATAATTATAAAACAAAACATAAAAAAAGCGCAAATCTTTCAAAATGCGCCTTTGTTGTCGGGTTTGTCCTGTTTAGGTGAATAGTAAAATCAGAAGGATTCCGATTGTTGCGCCTGCTCCGTAGTTAATCGACCGTGAAAACTTTAAACGGCGCGTTTTAACGGCATATTTTTCCTCAAGTGTGTTGATATACTGATTCAGTTCTGTTGTCGCCTTAATTAACGCCTGTTGTTGGTTGTCGCATTCTTTTATTTCCTGATTTAGGTTGTCAATCTTTTGTTTTAATAACGTGGTGACGGTGTCATAATCCTTGCCTTTGATCGCATAACTAATCAAAAGCGCATAATCATCAAAACAAATCTGTTTGATGCTGTCACCGTCTGCGCAATTCGTTGATGAGTTCTGCGCCGATGCTGTCAATGACATGAAAATCATTAACATCGCTGGCATGATTGATTTTGTAAATGAGTGAATCATGATCGGTTTCATGTTGTAAAATTATTATGTCCTTTAATTTGTTTTGTTCCTGAAGGTGTTTTCGTTTCACCTCTGACAATTCCCATTCGATACGCAATTCATTCAGATTGTCAATCAGGTTTTGTTTCTCCTGAATCAATTCATCTGTTTGGTCCGTTGCTATGTCGATACCCTTAACCACAAAAACGGTGATCAGGACCGTCAATCCATATTTAATCCATTCCGCTTTGATCACAGATCTCCATATTCAAGTTCAGCATCGAAAGATGGACACGCCTTTGATACGTTCGGAAAATCTCTATGACCTTTTATAAACGCATCAGGAAAACGTTGTTTCAATACGATTAATAAGTTTTTCAAAGCCTGTTTTTGTTCCGGCGTTCTGTTGTCCTCCGCTTTCCCGTTTTCATCGATTCCGCCCTCATAACAAACCCCGATTGAATCACGATTGAATCCGCGAACGTGCGCTCCAGGTCTTTTCAAATCTCTACCTAAAAAGATTGCACCGTTTCGACGTACATAGTAATGGTAACCAATATCCGACCAACCACGCTTTAAATGCCAATCAAGCACCCTTTCGACTGGCACATCCATAGATGGTTTTGTCGCTGAACAATGTATCGCAATATAGTTGATTTCTCTCATGATTTGGTTTTTTTGTTCTCGCTGTGGTTCTGTTGCCATTTCATACCAAGAGCCAAACCGATGACGCCCAAATAACCCACAGATTCAGTCGGATGAATAAACGCAAATGCGATTGAACCGATGATTAAAACAAAAAATCCAAGGCGCATCATTGATAATTTGCCCGTGTGATCTTTGAAAAATTGTCTCATAATATCTACTTGATTTTTTTTATCAATTACCTTTCTATTTTTTCCAATCTTTTGTCGTGTTCTTCCAACTTGACATCGTGACGGTTAACTAAAATTGTCAACTTTTCGTTGTTTGAACTTAAACGCGATTGAATTTCATCAATATCTCGGTGCTTATATAAACTGATTTTTCTGTCTCGATTATAAATGTATAAAAGTAATACGATAATAATTCCGAACAAAGAACCAACAACAGCCATTGGAATCCAATTTCCACTATTTGCTTCGTTTATGATTTTCACCACTTCTTGCACTTGTTCTTCGTTCATTTTATTTTGAATTTATAATCCCAATAGATTTTTAAGTTGTGTTAATTGTTCGCTTGTCATTGTGCTTAAATCAACGTTATCCATTGAAATTGGCTCGGGTTTTGTCGGATCATTATAAACCATCTCAGAACTATTCAAATTTTCTTTTGTTGCGTCTTGTTCAGTTTCGCAATCGTGACGATCCACTCGCCAAGAATCCGCGCCGTTTCCTTGTTTTTTATATGTGTGAATTTCTATCATAGTTCTATTATTAAAGTTATTCTAATATTTGCCGCTATTGGATTAGTCGCCCATGTTGGTGTATCAATTCTGAAATAACTTGATCCCTCACTAATAGAAATGGATAACCCTGTGTAACTCTCAAAAGCATTTCTAGGTAATGAGGTTTGATAATTCAAAGTTGATGTAATAACGTTCGATTCAGGCGCACCACCTAAAGCCGCCGTAACTAAAGTCAATGTAACATTTCCAGCACTCGGAAAAGTTGATCCGATGTATTTATTTACAAAAACATCTGTAACAGTTCCAGCAGGCAAAGGAAGCATATTTGCTTGATTCTCATTGCTACCAAAAGCCGATTGTTGACCTAAATAATAAGAAGTACTGTCAGCAAAATTAAAATTATTGTTTGCGTAATAAGTGACGGCTATTTTGTTTGCTCCTCCAGCACCACTTGCAGCCGATGTAATTCTACCTTTAGCATCTACTGTTATATCTGCATTTGTGTAACTTCCAGGAGTCACCGCCGTATTGGATAAAGTAGGATTTGGATATGTACCTGTTAAATCACCGCCAGCTGAACCGCTTGGCGTTCTTGAATCGCTTAATCTTGAATCGTCACCCTCGCAAACCGTACCCGTTCCAGTTCCAAAGTTTTTATTAAATGCTGTGTTTTCTGTGAAATCTGCTTTTGCGCCTATCTCTGCCGGTGTAGGAAATGTCATTACTACATCTGTAGCTGTACCTCCTACACCGTCACCCGTTACAGAATCAACACTACCACCCTCTGGTACATAATCTAAAGCAGACCAAGTATCTACACCGTTAGCGAATTTAAATCTAGGTTGATCTGTTGATGCGTAAAACAAATCAGATGTTACTAGAATAGTCTTATTTGAATAAACCGTAGCATCAACCGCCCATTCAGCAGCTGTTTGTGTGATTATATTACCTTGTATATTTATCGTTGGCATTATCTTAAATTTATTGTTATATCCGTACCATCTACCGTTACATTCTGACCAGTATCTACACCGTCGAAAAACAAATCATAATCGTAAGATCCAGTAGTATAAGAGTAAGTCCCACCGCTGGGTACGTTTTCTACAAATACGTCATTTTCATAAATCGATACAGGTTCGCACCGAACGCCCGTGATCGTTCCGGTTTCGAAATCGTATTCGGGCAATAATGCCTGCAGGTCACAAATGCCGTGTCGTTTCTTGACTTTCAACGTGAATGATGCTATCCATCCAAACGCTTTGTCCTGTCCCTTTTGAATAGTTGGTTGACAATTGATTTGACCTTGAATTTTGCTGAAATCCTGCCATCTGTTCGAATAGCTGATGGTTTCTTCCAAGTCGTTCAATATCTGCCGTGTGTCGCTCATGACACGTTTTCGATTCGATTGGTCGTCTTGCATCCAATCAAGGACCATGATTTCAAAATTGTAGTTGAAATACCAGGTTTCTGAAGGTGCGTTCAAAACATTGACAACAATCGCAGGATAATTGCGTCGATCTTCCTGACTGACTTGCAAGAACTCACCAAACCCCCAAAACTGATTGATCATTGAATGATCATCAGCCCATTGATTCAGTTCGTATAATACCCTTCGAAGTGTTACGTCTGCGTTTAATGACATCCTTTTTGATTTTGTTTGCGGCTTTTTTTACCTTCTCTCGTGTTGTTTTGTTTGGCTTCATTATATGATTGAAATTGAACCGAAATAATCATGTGAATCATCTGTATTCGCAGGCAACGTCTGTTTAATTTCATCCGCTTCAGGTGATTCATTCAATTCAGGAATTTGTTCCCAGTGATCACACAACCACGCTTTCAACTTTTTTTCGTATTGCTTCGCATCCTTGATCAGTTCGTTTCGCAGATTGTTGTTTGATTCTCTGTCGTTCGCGCTGATGTTCTGATCACTATTTTTCCCCGTTGTTTTGTTCGTGATTTGATTGGTCGTGTGCCATGTTGCTTTATAGTCGCAATATGCAATCATTGTAGGGATGATGTGATCTTCAAGAACTTCCTTATACAAACCCGTAACCGAACTCGCTTTGATGTCAGTCACGATCTTATTGTATAGCATCGTTCCGATCACCGGTTCAATTCTCGTTCTTTGTACTGCCCGAATAATCGGAAGTAATTTTTTTGTGTCCGTGTTTATGTCCGTGAATCCGTATTCACCCCATACAGCAACGGTCAAAAAATATGTGAAATCTAGTCCTGCCATTTTTTATCTCCTTCCAAATGTTATCACCTGTGACCATTCGTGACGGCATCCAGGTTCGTTCTTGTTTGTGTTCGGATTATGATACCAACCTCCACGATATGCGAACACGTTAGGTCCGATCGCTTCGATTTCCTCCCTAGTATAAAGACGGTTCAATTCCATTAATGTTTTGCAAAAATTACGACTTTCACCGCCCGGAACTAAATTAGGCGCATCGGCTCGCAATCGGTATTCATACATAATTTCCATTGATTCAACGTCATTGATCGCAATTTGTCGCCGTCCTGCTGTTGTGACCTGACCTGATTTCGTGATCAATCCTTTTTCGATTAATACCTGATAGATTCCTGCCAGTTCACGACCTGAAACGTCCAACGCCTTTCTGATGTTGTTGAATCCTTGATTTTCCTGAATCAAATTCAATGCTTGCTGTTCGTTGTCTGATAAGGTTGCGAATTTACTTTTTGCAAGTTCAATCAAATCATTTTTTGATTTGTCATGACCTGAAAAAGATTCCAATACATTAAAATTCTCTTTCGCCTCACCTTTCAATTTTAAGCTTTCAAGGATTTCATCCTGTTCCTTCATCTTCTGTTCGCGCTCCGTTTCCTTTTCGATAATGAATGCCGGTCGTTCTTCTTCTTTTGGCAAATTCAACTCAACCCGATTGAATGTCAATTCGCCTTGAATGCCTGCGATGTCGTTCATTATCCAATTTAAGATGGACAGTATTGCCTCGCGCCTGCCTTCAAAATAATTCGCATCCATTATTGCGTATCCGATTTCCAGTTCCGATGCATTGAATGATCCTTCTTGTTTTACTCCGAATAATGTCGGAACAACTACTTCATGTGCATAAATGATTGACTGTTCTGCGCCTTTTTTCGAATTTGCATATCTGTCGGGTAGGTTGTTCCCTTGTAGACTTTCAATATGCGGTTTCATATCTTGACCATTGCCATAAACAACCATTGATCGACCTGCCTGCAAACCTCCTGTCGATGATGCGCTTAAATCCATTTCAAGTTGACGCTGATCATCTTCGTTTTTCGGCTGTCCATTCGCCAGATAAATCAACGTCCCAAGACTGAAACCGTTGTGAATTTCGCTATTGTTATAAACGCCGATTTCAATCAATGTATCAATGTCCGTAATTGCACCTGCGTAAACTGGTGAAGGATACCATCCCGGATTGATTTTCTTGCGGCTTCCTGGAATCAAAGATTCTCCGCATTCTTCCTGAAACAAAACATAACAAATACGCTGATCAGGATCGTTTAAATCGTATGGTTTTAAAGTTTCCCATTTCACTTTCGGATCTGTCCAATCTTTTGCGATTCGGATGTTTCCAGTCAAATAAACATTGTTTTCATCGTCGTATGCGATTTCGAATCGAATTTGTTCAAATGGAATGTGTTCGATTTTCTTGTATTTCTTTGGACCAACTGCATTGAAAACAACCTTGACCGCAAACAAATTTGCTTTCTCAAAATCAGATGATAATAATCGGGTAATTTGTTGCAAGTTAAAATCTTTGTGATCACGCTTTCGGTTCTTGAAAAATTCCTGATAGCCTGATTCGTTTGGTCCTGTGTATTCCAAGCCGCCCGACACCGTGAAATGAACTTTTGATTTCACAATTCCACCGTGAATCGGATTCGCATCGGAAAGATATTTCAAATAATACGGATATTCGTTATACTTACCCCATTTCAAGACCTCCGATTTTTTATCGTCCTGCTCCAAAGGTTGCGGAATGTTCGATTTCTTAACCGATAACATTTGAACGTTCTTTCTATCCATTATATTCGTAATTTTGTCCTGCCGTTGGTGTGTATGATGTACCCTGATCTAAATCAGAATTGACACGCAAATCACCTGACGATAATAAATTCATAGTTGAATAGTCCGTTTCACCCGTCAAAGGTGATTCGTAAACAAACCATTCGTATTCCCCCGATTCAAGGTCCAAATCAGTTGGTAAAGTCAAATTGAACTGATCAAAACGCGGATTTGATGGAAGTTGATTTTCCAATTCAATCAAGTTTTCAACCTGTGTCGTTTTATTGACAAACCGCCACAAATAAACGGGATCAGTTAATGTCAAAATATCGTCACACACGATATTCAATTTGTTCGCTGTATCTTTATTGATTATCAGCATCCTTTTTCACGGTTTTTCTTGTTGGTTTTTTTGCCGTCAATTTCTTAGGCTTCGGCAATCCCTCCAATAAATCGGTGCGACCAATCTTGAACAACAAATCTGCGTGCGATTCCTTAACCGTGAACCGTCCGATTTTACTGCTGAAGATTGAACAACCGATTGCGCTTTTCTTTACTTTCATATTCTACTAATTTAAACAAAAAAACGGAAACGGGCTTGATTGCCTGCTCCCGTTTTATTATGTTGGTTAGGTAGGTGTCTAAGATACAGGAACTAATAAAGCAAGTACATCAGCTTCGTCGATGTTCAAGGCACGTGTCAATTCTTTTCCTTCGAAATTCATTGTGTGACCTCTCAAATCTTCGTAGTTCTGTCCTGTTGATGCTTCCGATGTTGTCACGGTTAAACCGTTAGCAAATCCAAAACATTTCCATTTCGTCGTGCCTCCTGCCGGTGTCGCATACTTAACAAAGAAAACAAGTCCCGTTGAACGTCCAAGATCTTCATCCATATCCGCAACTATATCGCTGTCCTCTTTGAAGATAACCGTACCAGTATGCGTTCTGAAAACTGAATTGTTTGTTCTGTCGCCTGTTCCGTTGTCTGTGAATACTGCGCTTTCCATGTCAGGTGTCCAGGTGTACGCCTGATTTCCTGTTGTCATTGCAATCGCTGTAATTTCACGACCTGTCAAAGTTGTGTTGTCTTGGTCGATCTTGCAAAGTTCAGCAACAACAACACGTTCAACGCCTCCGTTTTCTCTCTCGCACGATTTTACATAATCATCAATTGTAATCATTTTCTATTTTTTTAATGGTGAATAAATAGGGGACGAACTAAATCGCCCCCGTTAAATGATTTATGATGTCGGTGTCAATCTCAATCTTGTGAAATACGCAGGGAATACATAAGCAACTCCCGTTCTCCATTTTACGCCGAATCTTAATTTCTCGTCATAATCAGAGTATCTCCAAGTGAATCCGTCTTTGTCGTTTTCAAGGTCTGTTGCATAGAACATATAACCGTGGCAAACTCCGTAAACTTTCGACGTTGTGTCAAGTTGAGGAATTGAACGAACCGTCATGTTGGTAGTTGGTAATGTGAAGATGATTTCGCCATTCTCACGAACAACCTCAACGCTTGATGCGTAGTCCTTATCGTTGTAAATTTGATCGAGTGCAAATTGCGCCGTTTCGAATCCACAAATAATTTCCGCACCGATTGTGTCTTTGTGACGTTTTACGATTGTCGGCATTGCGTTATAAACCTCCTTCAATACATCAAATCCGTTTGATGCTGTGATCGCTGTTTCGGTAGAATAAGCAACATTCAAATCTCCGTCATTATCCCATTGCTTCGCAAATCCATTGTAGAAAACAAGGTTTGAATCAAGTGACGCGGTGTCCCCGTTCATGATCAGATTCTCATCAAGCTCCTGCGCTCTCATTTGGTAATAAGAAAGCATTGCGTCTGCAAATGATGGCGGCGTTTCGTCTTGTGCATTCGCTCCGACTGCGTTCATGATTTGCGCCCATGTTTCATTTAGGTTTTCGTTACAGTATTCTTCCTGAATCTTAACGCGAACCGTGCTGATTGAAACATCAGTCAAGATCATCCCACCGCTTGCGTTCCATCCGCAAGATGATGCCGCCTGTAAAGACGGATCAGAGTTGATCAATTTAATTTCTTCCGAACCTTTAACGTTTTGCATCACGTTAATTCGGCTTTTGATGTTACCTGCGTTAATCAGGTCCTGCATCACTTCTTCTGATTGTTCGTCAACATACGTTCCAAGATCAGAAACATCATAATCAAATTCATGTTTCTTGGAGAATGTCGCTTTCAATACGTTGTTCTTCAATGAGAACTTAGCAAATTTCCACTTCATTTTTTTTGGTTTTTTTTGGTTTTACTTTTATTTAATTTCTCAACGCTCTCCATCCTCCGGAATGTGTTGATTTTGCTTTCTTAGCCTTTTTCTGCTCTGACAGTCTTTCAACCGCTTCGCGTAATTCTTCAATTTCAGATGCAAGTGTTTTCACTTGACCTTCGAACGCCTCCTTTTGTGCGCTGAACTTTGTTTCGTACTCGTTGCGCATTGCCTTCATCGCTTCCTCAACCTCTGCAAGTTCTTCTTCTTCTGCCACTTCTTCAATAGAGACTAATTTCCCATCTTCGATAACGATTGAAATGCCACCTTCTAAATCGTGAGGACCATCCGGCGCTGGTTCTGTCATTTCTTCGTCTAAGAATAAGGCAGTACCCTCAACCAATTCAGTTCCATCATAATAAATGGCAACACCATCAATTCTCATCACATTAGCCATTTCAACTATACCCTCAACCGATGTGATCACACCGTTTTCGTCAACACGAATCAGGATCATTTCACCGTCCATGTCGATGGTCATTTCACCTTCAGGTGCTAGAATTGGTTCACCCTCCGCAGGAACTACAAAGATTGAAACACCTTCAGCGAGATCACCGTCCCATTGAACCGTGTCGCCGTCTGTGTTTACTGCTTCAGCATATTTTTGCTTCGCATCGTATTTCGCGCGCTTTGGTTCAGACGTTCCGAATCCTAAACGCTCGAAAAGACTTTTTTTCTTTTCTGACATTTTATTTGATTTTTGATTTTCCTTTAAAAATTGGACAGGGATTTGATTGAACCACCCTTCAAGACTGAAGCCCGTTCCGTGTTCTTTGACAAAATTCCAGGTGTCTTTTGATTCAATCCAATATGAGAAAATCAACGAACCTGGTTGCAAGTTCTGATCTTTAAACGCTTCAGGAATGTTTTGTTTGTTATCCCATACGAAATAAGATTCGATCATGTACGCATCACGAACCTTCTTGCCTGCATCATGCATTAAATTCACGTTGTTGTGATAGCCGCCTTTTGCAAATTTCTTCATGATTTCGAACGTGTCTTGTTTTGACAGATAAACGTCGTATTCGTAACCGTCCGGATCACGTCGATAAATCAGTAAATTTGTAGCGATTGCGACACCTGTGACCACTTGCTTTTCGCTGTTGAACATTGTTTTGACCTTGATTTCTCGCGGTGCTTTGCTCATTGTGGTCCATGATTTTCCGTGCGCAGGTGAATCAACCAACGCCATGAAATCCATGCCCTCGGTCATTTCGTCAATTGCCAATCGATAAACTGGTCGCTTCATGTTATTAAGAGTAACACGAAAAAAAAATGTATCTTTTTTGCTTTTGTTATTATTATTATTAATTTTGATTTAAATAATTAAAATTTAAAAACATGGACAGAACAAACAAAATCACACAAAAGTACTTTCACGCTTTGAAGGATCTGCATGAATTATTAAAATGCACCGATCAATTTCATGCAACAAAATTCGAAAGTCAACGAAACGTTCCACACAACTTCATTTTATGCGCGGTCAAACACAAACTGATTGAACGCTCCGGAACAAAAAGAAATTACAAATACAAATGGAACACGATTCCCCCGAGTTTGGAAATGGCTGTGGAATTAAGATCTCAAATGACGAAATATCAACAGCAAAAAAAGGCTGAACGTGAACAATCTGAAAGCCAACACAAAATTCAATACCAATCGAATCAAGATCAGAATCAGAAACAAAAATCCAATCTTGATCCGGTAATTCAAAAAGAACACACAACGCAATCAATTCAGATTAATAATCATTTTATCACAAAATCATTTTCGATATTTTGGGGATTATTTAAATTTGAACGCAGGATTGAAAAATAATTGTTATATTTGTCAAACGGTCACGGGTTCAAAATAAGGTGATCAAAGAAATTATTAATAAGCCTGATAATGAAAGTAGCTTGAACCCCTACTGGATTTATCGGGCTTTTTTTATTCAATATGGCACAAGGAAAAAAATCATTCATATTGTATTTAGACCAACGCGGTATCTTTGACAAGTTAACCGATGAACAGGCAGGAAGATTGATCAAACATATTTACGCTTATTGCGCTGATGAAAATCCTGAATGCGATTTTGTGACGGACTTAGCATTTGAATCGATCAAACAGGCTCTGAAACGTGATTTGAAAAAATTTGAATCAATCAAAGAAAAACGGAGAAAAGCCGGAAGAAAATCAGCAGAAAAACGCGCTGAACAAAAGTCAACAAATTCAACACATGTTAAAAGTGTTGAACAAACGTCAACAAATCCAACTGTTAATGATAATGATAATGTTAATGTTAATGTTAATGTTAATGTAAATGATTCTTTAAATAAAGAATATAGTCAGAACGTTTTGCAAACGTTTGACGACTGTCTAAAATTATTTGATGATCATCTTCATCCGAAAACAAAAAAACAGTCTGATAATTGGAAGGACACGATCGACAAATTAAATCGAATCGAAAAGATTCCTTTCGAAAACATTTTGGATATTGTCAGGAAAACGCGTGAAGATCCGTTTTGGTCCAAGAACTT